GGAAGTAAAATAAAAAGAATTTGTTCACTCATTGAATATCCTTAAACTTTTCTTTTAATCTTAAATATTCCTTAAATTCAGGATCTCTCTCAATAAAGTATTTTTCCCAACATTTTGGAACTGTAATTTCTTTATTCCAAATATATTCAAATTTAAAAGCCGCAGAAATACCAGTACTAAAAAAGTCGAGTTTAGTCTTGAGTTCTCTAGTTTCTTCACAACCAAGTCGAGGTGATTTAAGAACACATTGCATTACTGTATGAAAATCTTTAAAAAGAACTATCATTTTGTTTCCTTAACCTTAACTTCATCACTTCCAGAGAAGTAATCCCAATCTCTTGGTTTGCCATTTTTGAGTTTGCCTGTCTTTGTTGATTTTTTGATATACGTCAATCCCATTTGACAAAACTCTTCGCCAATTTTAAGGTCTTTGAATAGAACTATCATTTAGTTTCCTTTTCTTTATATGTAATATTATACTACATTAATTCTTAAATTCAGCTTAAAAATTAGAGATTTCTGCTTGAATAAAAATTCCAGTTTTTAATCATATATAATATAAAAGAACTATTATAAATTATAAATGTAACAATAGCATAAGAAGTGGGAAAGAAGTAAGTTATAAATGTAGTAAAAGCTAATCCTATTAATATTCCATCCGCCCAAACAGAGTTTCTCACTATTTGAAATTCGTTCATCAGTTCAGGACATTTCTCGGCTAATAATGTATTAAGTTTAATTGAGTAAGCTCCGAAAATCATAGAAACAAAAATAGCCAAAAGACTTTCTATATAAATCATATAAAGAGGATTAATAAAATAAAAACAAGCACTTACAACAAATATAATATGAACCACAATTCCTAATCTATAAAGGGTACTAATACTGAATTTGACAAAATAACGGTTAGTTTTAACAGAAAGTTGCTCAAGGATTAAGAAGCTTGAGATTACCCAAGCTACCAAATATTCACCCTTAAGATCAAGAAGAACTGGCAAGAATAAATTAAATCCAACTGCGAAGATAAAAGCATTTATAAGTCTAAATTTTGTAATTTCATCGAAGTTGTTTAAACTAAACATATAAATCCTTGAGGGTAGGAGGAACTTCTACCAATCCCAGTTAAAGGTTTCGGTAGTTTGTTCTTTTGCAGTACTGCCATTAACAAGAATATTAATTTCTGGCATAAGTTTTTTGAGGTTGTAAGCTTTAAATAAGTTTTCAATCTCTTGAATATTGTATTCAGGAGCTGGAATATTAAAAGCTTGGAGAATTTTTTCTTCGATATGCTCAGGAATATATTCTTCAAGAACAAGGAGTTTATTTAACTCGTATCGTTTTTTCATATAAGGATGAGAATTGATATATTGTTCTACTCCTCCAGCCTTTTCAATAGCTTTCCAGAGAGTACTTTCACCCATTTTAGGATTATTGTAAATATCAAGTTCGTCGGTATTTTCACCCTTTCTATTCTTCTTATATAGAGAAAAAGAGTTAAAAATATTTTCTCTCAAGTCTGGTTTATCCAAAAGTGCAATATCAAGTTGCATTTTATCAGAAATATCAACTAATCCGAAATTACTTAAATGTTTCTTAAAGTTATCAGAGAACCAAATATTATCAACAATTCTTGGAACATTGTCTGACTCATCTCCTAAACAAACGTGTTCAATAGACCATTTATCAAGGTCTTTTTCCTCTCGAGTTATCCATTTTTTGGCAACAGGTCTAAAGAAGTCTACATTATCATGCTTTAGTTGTTGGAAAAAATCTTTGTCTTCGGAGTAAATTAGAATCTTTTCTTCTTTTGAAAAAGTCTTTGACAAAACCATAATAGTATCATCAGCTTCAGTCTTTTCAATATCAAGAATCTTAAAAGGAAAGTTCAACCTCATATTATCTAGTATCTCATTGACAATATCAAAGACTTCAGAAAAATTAATATCAGACTCATCTCGACTTTTACCTCTTTGAGCTTTGTAGAGTGGACAAATATCCTTTCTCCAATAACCTGAAGATGAATTATCTAAACAAATAATAATTTCGCCGTATTTATGACCATAAGTTCTTTTAACGTAGATGAGTTGTTGCATAAGAAGAAACACAAAGACATTCTTAAAGTCCTCAGTTATAAACTTCCCAGCTTGTTTTCTTGGTTTTGTATCAGCAATTGCAACATAGAGCATTCTATGAACCAAATGTGAATAGTCAACAAGTACCATATAATTCCTTTAGGAGACAATCTCCATTAAAGGAGACCATCAAGAAGCTGATCTAAGTCACTTTGACCTGCTGATTGAGCAACTGGTGCTGGAGTAGGAGTGGAAACTTGAGCAACTGGTGCTGCAGCTTCTTGAGCTGGTGTTGCTGTTGATACTTGAGCAGGAGCTTTAACTTCTGGACCATCTTGGAAAGTTACCCATTTCAATTTATCTTGAAGTTCTGCGTAACTCATGAATTTTTCAGGAGCAAGAAGTTCTTTACTAATAGTATAAGTATTTGCCTTGATATCAGCCATTGCTTCTTCTACAGAAGAATAAATGGCACTAGATTCAGCAACGATTTCCGTAGAATCATAATTTGTTTGGTTATTAGCTCCAATTTTGGCCACAAGTTTAATATTATGTCCCGTTAAAGGATTAAATAATTGTTTTGGTTTTGTTCCAAGTGAAATATCAGTTTCTGATGGCTCCATAGCAAGTTGAAACTTATCTTTCAAGCTTCCTGAAATATCATAAAGGAAGATTTTGCCTTCGTTCTCTGGTTTCAAAGGATCCTTGATAACTTTAATGTTAACAATATATCGAACACCTCGAGAGAATAATTTAGCTTGTTCTTTATCACCAGTGTTATACAATTCAGCCCATTTTTCTTGGAAAGGACAAGGCATACCGATACTCGCAGGAGAATATTGATTCATGAATCGTTTTTGGCCATTTTGAACAATTGTAGTACCAATTTTAAACATCGTAGTAAATTTTTTCCCTTCACTATCTGGAAGTAAACGAACGATGGCAACTCCCTCTTTTTTCTCATTTTTTGGAAGAACATAAAAACGAGTATCATTCTCATAAGTTTTCTTACCAGCGAAAGGATTCATTGCAGCGGCATCTTGAGCTGCGTCCCAGTTAAACATATTTTCAAATTCCATTTTATTTCCTTTTTCTATTTTGCCGATTAGGCTTCTATTTTCTAACAGTCAAACTTCTATAATTGACAACGCCATTTAAAACATGGAGTAAACTCCTTAAAGGAGCCTCAACAGGCTCCAAAAGCAATTTACCTGTGCTATTTTTATTTATATATTATAACGTATTCTTAGTTAATAAATTACTTCTTTAAAGAAAGAAGAATCTTAAAGTTTTCTAATTCTGTTGAACTTAGTAATAGACGATAAGCATCTTTAGCGGAGTTATACTTCACTTCAAACTTATAGTCACTAATTGGAATCATATTCAAATTTCCAACAGGAAGACGAATGCTAAATTGGTTAGAAATTTTTGCCATCATATTAATACTATATGTATTACTTTTTGCATTAAATTTACCAGTTGAACCAAGTGAAATATTAACACCACTATCAGTAGTTTCAAAAATAATCTCATCTAGGTCTTTAAAAATACCAGAAGCTTGACGGAGATTTTTCAAATGATCCTTAGAAAGAACAAATTCACATACTGTAGGGACAGCTTCGGTGGTTGTAAAAGCTGAAGATTTATCTGACCATCCACAAGCCTTTTCATTATTTACGATATAGTTCACACTTGATGAACCATCCGAAATATTAACAATATTATCAATACGCTTAACAACACGCTCATCTTTAAAGAGTTTAAATGTACTAAGAAACTCTTGCATATTATAGATTGGAAGAGTTTCAAACTCACCAACTTCTGTTGCACGAATATCATAATTAATAAGAATATCTCCTGCTGCAGAGGACACAATTGTGTTTGGATATGTAATAACTACTGGATTTCCTCCATTTGCTGTAGCAGAGATAGGAGCGATTTGACTCAAAACTTCAATTGTCGATTTATTTAACATTTAATTCCTTTATTTCTTTTGTATCTATATTATAATAGACTTCTAATTAATTTTTCTTGAACTTAAAAGTTCTTTTCGGATTTTGAATAATTACTTCATTATGACTATCTTTATTTAATCTAAACATTTCAATATCGAATGGTTTATGAATAACTATTTTAAAATTATTTTGTTTATTAAAGTTCTTTACTATCTTTAGATAAATATCAAACTTTTTAACTGTCGAAGGTTCTATAAGAATATAATCTGCTTTTTGAATATAATCCTTAAGAATTTCCAAAACTGTCGAGAATACATTTAAAACTTCTTTATTTGAAAGAGTGTTAATATCATCTTGAGTAGGAATATTATTGACAATTTGATCAAAAGAAAAATAAAGCTCATTTTCTTTAAACTCTAACCTATACGAAAAGAATTTATTCTGGACTTCAAATTCTCCTCGTTGAGTTAGACCTTCAAAATCAGTTTTAATACGTTTTGTGAA